CGCTTATCTAAGAATCGGCTCTCCCTCAAGACCAGTAATCGACGATGTATTATGGCGCAGTTACACGGATACATTTCATGCTTATAAATTGGATAGACCTATTGCTCCTATCAACCTCGACTCAGATGGTTGGGATACAATCTATTCACACATGGACAAATCTTCTACCTCTGGTTTTCCTCTTTTTGAGAAACAGGGTTATGTCCGCGACGAAATGTACCACGATGCCCATCAACTCGGCCACTTCTTAAAATACCTAGACTACAACAAGCTCAAAATGCCACCCTGCCACCTTTCATTTAAGGCGGCGAAGACCGAAAAGGCTGAAAAGAAGCCTAAATTTCGGGATGTCTGGGAATACCCTTCTGCGGTCAAGATTAATGAGATGCGCTTTACTTTACCTTTGTATGAAGCATATGGTCTCATTGACTGCCGAAAGAAAGTCATGCTGTCAGGCGATCCTCCAATCGAATACTCAAATATGATTCGAAATAGGATGCAAAACAACTTCAAGTACGTATTGAAGTCCGACTTCACAGCACATAATTGGAATGTACCCACTGAATTAATAGAAATGGCCAAAATGATCATTTCATCAAATATTCAATTCGGCGGCTTTCCTGACTCAACTTCTCATTCCAAGCGGAATCGGAAACAGTTTGACAACCTCTTCAAGTATATGGTTAATACCCCTTTTGTCACTTATGACAGAAAGATTCGTTTGAAGCGTGGAGGACTACTCCCTTCTGGCACCGCCTTCACCCTTCTGGTCAATTCAATTATTGCGCGAATCGTCATCAATGCAGCATTGTTCAAATGCACTGGTAAGTTCCACAACGTCTACACTTGTGGTGATGACGGGATCACTGGTTTGGATACCGAAATAGATATCCTTGAGTTCTCACGATACTGCGAAGAATACGGATCGTTACTTTCTGTTGAAAAGCAGAAATTCGTCCCTATTTCTAAGATATCAGAGATTAAATTTCTTGGATACTATCTCACCTCACCAGTCAAGTTTGATGAGAAAACGCTTTTGGATGCTTGTTTTCTATCAAACACTTATGTAGTCACGAACAACGATTACATGGTCAGGATGCGATCAATTCTAGAACTAGGTTTTGGTTCTGAATTAATATGCTCATTTTATGACTTCTGTCTTCTTAAGATCTATGGTTGTGCTTATCTTAACGACGTCAGACCGAAGTATGATGTAATGTTTCGTCCTTCAGGAAACAGCTACCCTGTGATTAATGATTATACTTTATCTGTTTCACACTACGAGATGATGAAAGTTTCGACCCGCGAAGCGAAACCTCCGGATTCAAATAGTAGTACAGCAAAGTTCTATCAATCTGTAGCAAAGAAGTACGCATTATCATGGTACTTAAAGAACAAGAACAAGTTCTCACTTCACGACGCTATCCGTATTTATGAAAATATGGAGCTCTCTTTTCTAGAAAAGGAGTTTGGGATAACCTTCTCAGGAGCTATCGGAGTATAAATGTTTAACTCTTGATTGAAAACAATCAAATAAAGATCTTACGAGATCCTCCCC